TCACGGCCGGCAGTAGCCGAAACACCCGCGCAGCCTCGTCTAGACGGTCTGCGACCTTCACGGTTGTCCAGTCAGCCATGGCGTTTGTCCTCCTTGCGTTTGCCGTAAAGCTTCTCCCCAAGCTGGCGGACGAGCTCCCGTTCAGGCCAGGTGAGCCGATGATCGTCGAGCGACACCGCCAGCATCTTCTGGTCGTGCCAGCCGTCACGCTTGACCTCCTCGGAGCCACGGCGATGGCCGCCGTAGCCCTTCGGTGCAAATCGCATCCCCATCATTCCAGACCTCCGGTCTCGATGGCCCAGTGCAAGATGGCGATGGCATCCGCCTCGTTGTCATCGGCGGGGCTGAAACCGCGCTTCCGGGCGGCAGCGATCATGGCCTTCTTGGGTGCGTTTCCGTGGCCGGTGGAGTGGCGCTTGATCGTGCCAACCGGGACGCCCTGATAGGGAATGCCCCGCAACTCTGCCCAGGCGGTCAGCGTCGCCATCAGACCGCCGTAGACGTGTGCCGCGTCTGTGCCCGCGTGTCGGCGGACTTCCTCGAACCAGATCGCTGCGATCGGACCAGAGAGCCGGTCAATCTCGGTGAGCCAGTTGGTGAAACGTAGGTAGCGCATGCCACCGCCATCATAGCGGCCGGGCTTGAAGCTCGCCGTGCCGCTGGTGATGAGCCCATCGAAGCCACGGATGGCCCAGCCCGTTGTGGTGCCGAGATCAAGGGCAAGGATGGTGCGCGGCGGGTCGGACAGCGGTGGCATTTTCGGGGTTGCGCCGGGAATGGTGCTGGCGAGAGTTAGGTCAGCCATGGGTGGTCTCCTTTTCGGCTGGGCTGCTTGGGGTGGAAGACGACGGCGGTTGATGCTTGGCGGTACCGGCCGCCGTCGTCGGACTGAGTGCAGGCCAGAACTTCGGCCCGAGAAGAATGCCCAGGGGTGGGTGGTGGACCGCCCGCCTTGCGGGGGAGTCCACCCACCCCTTTAGGGGTGCTTTTCCGAAATCTTGGAATCCTGAATAAGCTATTGAAATCGCTTCTCTATTCAGGATTGCGCCAGGATTTCGGAATGAGGGATCCGAAATCCTGAACGAGACACTCAACACACTGTAATTGCTAGATAAAGGCCAGATTTCAGATTTCGGCAGGATTTCAGATTTCGGATTTTTGGCCGGAATTTCGGATTTTGAGGCCAGGATTTCGGATCGGTTTTGGGGGTGAAACCTCATGGATTTACCCCCTCAGGGTAGACCCAGATGTCGGGATTTTCGACCGGGAGAACGGCCCCGGTCTGGGCACATTTGTAGTGGCTGGGACGCACGGGTGTGACCGTCGGGAAGACCTCGCCAGTGCTTGAGTCGACCAGTTCCTCACTAGTCCCCAGCTCCATGAACTCGGTGCAGAGATAGCCGAACTTGCTGCGATCCACCGGCAGCCCGAGGCCCGATGCAGCCTCCCCTTTGACGAACTTGATCACCCCTTTGGTGGTCAGGACATTCAGCCGATCGCGGATGCTCGTCTGGCCGCTGAGGCCACCCTGGTTCTCGAAAGACTGGGCAAACAAAGTCATCGTATACATGCGGCCCGCGCGCGCTTCGCGCTCCAGAATATCGGTGATGACCTCGCCCTTGCGTTCGCGCTCGGCATCGTGCCGCGCCCCGAGTTCGGCCCGCACCAGCCGCTCGTTCATGGGGTTGATCTCGACCCATTCGCCCTTGGCCTTGTCGATCAGCTTCGGGTCCAACGCGGGTCCGTTGCGCAACTCGATCTCCAGCTTGCGCTGCGGGCTGTCCTCGTCGGGGCGGTGCAGAATGAGGCCGGAGGTATAGAACCCACGCAGAGCGCTGGCCCCCGAGAGGGCAAGGAATGGGTCGTCCTTCACCTGCTGCTTCGAGAGCTTCTTGGTGTGGTGAACGAGTATCACCCCGCAATCGGGGTTGATGTGATCGCGCAGAGCCTCGACGCGGTCCTTGAGGAAGAACATCATCGCGGCGTTGTCGTTTTCGCCGCCGCCCTCGGGACCGCCATCAAAGAGGTTCCGGATCGGGTCGATGCAGATGATGTCCACGGGCTCGGCCGGAAAGGCGCGCCGGATCGCCTGGGCCACATGAACACTGCCCTCGGTGTCGAGCAGCATTTTCAGCTTCGGCGTGGCCACCAGGTTGTCGCGGGCAGCCGTCATCAGGCGCGGCGGCAGGGTAATCTGATGCATGCGCTCGCGCAGATAGTGATACTGGATCTCCGCTTGCAGATAGAAGATCCGCATCGGGCGCGGTGGCATAAAGCCAAGAAAGGGCTGGCCCGCCGCCATATGCACAAGCCAGGAGATCAGCAGGTCACTCTTGCCCACCTTGGGTGCGCCGCCCAGAACCAGCAGGCCCCCAGGCGTCAGCACGCGCGGCGCAATGATATCCGCCGGCATCGGGCTTGTGTCATCCAGGAGAGCGCCTAGCGTGAAGGTGGGCATTTCATCCGGAGCGGGGGCGGCGCTGTCGAGACGGATGACAGGTGGCCCGTGCTTTTCGACATGGATGGCCCAGAGACGCTCGGATTCACGCTTGAGCCGTTCCACCGGCCATTGGGGGCGCAGCATGGCAGCGTTGTAGCCGCAGATCGCCTCCCAGCCCTCGTCCTTTGACAGCCTCCCCTCATGGACCATGCGGATGAAATACCCGATGGCGGCCGAGGCGCCCTCGAAGCGCGACCAGTCATCCTGACCTCCCTCGCGCACGGGCGTGACCAGCACTTCATCGACGCGCGGCTTGTCCGGTGCAGTAAAATCCGGCGCAAGATTGACGCCAGCCGCGGGCGGCATGTCGGCCACGGCCTCGATGAACTCGGCCAGATCGCGTTCGCGGTCCGGGTTGAATTCGACAATCTGGACCTGAGTCTTGAGGTTGTTCTTGTAATAGACCGAGCCTGCCACTCGGATCGGCTGGTGGGCAGAACGGAAATGCATATCGCCACCTACCTTGGCGGCAATGTCACCGCGCATGCGGGTCAGGCGCGTGATGTCACTGCCCTCGACGGGCTCGGTCAGCTTCCACCAGACATGCGCCTTGCGCTGACCCTCGGGCGTGATGCCGCCGCTTTCGACCACCATGGTCGGCGGGCCAAGGTGACGCTCGAGATGGGCGCGCTTGGCAGCGATATCACCGGTGTCGATATCGACCACCACCGTCTGCATTTGCAGGATGTCGGCTGCCTTGGCCTGGCCGCTCATGGCAACAGTGCCAGGGATCACATATACCGCAGCCCCTTCACGCGCCGCCCAATTGGCGAAGGTCGCCATCTTCTCGGTGGTGTTTGCACCGGCCTCAATCCAGATGTTATGCGGCCGACCATCTATGCCTTGGCCCTTGTCTATGAAGCTGCGCACCGGGATCAGCCCGTCTGAGTAGCCAAAGACCACATCCATGAACTGCGCAATCTGCTCGGGGTCCGGCTCATCGCCGAACACATCCTCCATGGGCGCGGCATCGTTGAAATCGCGCCACGGGTTGAAATGGATCAGGTTTTCCTTTGGCGCATCCAGCGCGATTTCGCTCGTGTCTTTGGGATCGTCACTCTTGGCCACTTTGGCCTCCTTCCCTGTGTCGTCGTTTTCGGGCGGGTCTTTCGGGACATCGGTCATGTGGAAAGGCCCCAACAGCGCTCCGCCCAGGGGCAGAACCGGCATTCGAAGAAGTCACGATTGGCGGCGACGCGGGGCAACAACTCGCCTGCATCTGTTGCGCGCAGGATTCGCACACCGCGATCCGACATGCGCTGCGCGAGGTCGGCATCGAAGGGGACCTGCTCGTGATAGAGCTCGGCCGTGTCCTTGTTGATCGCCGTGAAGAGCGCAGGGTTAGCCGAGATGCCCGGCACCTGCGCTTCCATGTAGGCCTGATAGACCGCGATCTGGGCGGCATAGACGGGCTTTGACTTGGTCACGCCGTCCTTGACGCAGGCACGCCAGTTCTTGGCGTTCATCGTCTTGCATTCCCAGAGCGCAGGAACGCCCAGAGCGAAGCCCTCGGGGCCAGCGGCGATGATGCCATCAACATGTCCCCGAATACGGCCACCGGCGACCGAGAAGCCAAACTGCCCGCCGTCGGGCCGATTGCCTTTGCGGGTGTAGAGGTCGAACCCGGCCTGACGAAGCCAGGCGACAGCGAGGTCCTCGAGCACATGACCGATCGCGAAGATGCGCAGAGACTGACCCGAGAAGTCCTTGCCGTCGTCCTTTGGTGTGGCCGTGAACTCAAACTGCAAAGCGCGTTCGCAAGCATGGCCGAGGCGTGAGCCGCCAAGATAGTCACGGGGCGTGCGGCTGGCATTCTCGGCTGTGATCGCCGCATCGATGGTCTCATTGACCCGGTCTGCGAAGCTGGGCGTGTGGTTGTAATCCAACATCAGAAGGGCACCTCCGACTGGCCGGCGATCTCGAACATCTCTGCCCGGAAGGCCGCGACAGTGACGACGATCAGCCGGTGCATGTCGCTCCGGGTCAGCTGGCCCAGCGTCCGATCCCAACCGATGCGCTCCATCTCGGGCGTAAGCGCGCGCATCACGGCGGGCAGCGCCTGGGTTTCCTCTTCGGTGAAGTCGACCATGCTCAGTCCTCTTTTCGCTTTTCCGGTGAAGGCCAACTGGCATTGCATCGCGCAAAACCAGCGGTACGTGCGTTTGCCGCGGGGCTTGTTCGGATCGAACCAGCCAAAGCCGCGCGTGCGCGATGTGCAGACGGCGCAGAGCTGACCTCGCGGATGCCAGAGGCGATCAAAGCCCGAGCGATCCGCAGCCTCTGCGGGCGAGGATTGCATTTGCGCGACATGGCTCATGCAGCCTCCCGCGCGGCCGGTGCTGCCGCAATGATCAAGCCGCGGATCTCGCGCTTGTTGAAACCGAAGGTCATAAGCGCCGAGGCCTTGTAGCGGGTCAGACCGTAATCGGCGCGAGCCGCCGGGGAGAGATACCGGAGCTGGTTTTCCGTCGCGGGCTGGTTGAGCCAAACCCGCGTCTTGAAGGCGCTCTCGTCGGTCTCGTTCTCGTTGAGCCAGTCATCCGCCTGCGCAATGCAGACAGCGCGCTCGCCGATGCCCAGAAGCCTAGTCTGCGCGCCCTTCCGGCCGCCAACGGCATACCACTGGCCCTGATACCAGAAGATGCCGCCCCAGGCCGTGAAGCCCGTGGCCATCAGCGCATCCTCTGACCCGAAGAGGTCGACCCATTCGAAGCTCGAGCGCTTCAGGAGGTCGATTTCCGTCATGACAAACCCGGACAATGCCCCGCCAAGCGTGCTTTCCCGGGCTTCAGTCTCTGCCTCATCATCGACGAGGATTTCCCCGCAGATCGGGCATTCGCGGCATCCAAGTGGAATTTCGGCTTCGCATTTCGGGCAGGTCTTGGTCGGGGCTGCGCCAGTTCCAGCGCTGCCGTCGAGGTCGACATCCTGTTCCAGCGTGCCATGGGTCAGGCTCGAGGTCCCGAAATCCAGCACGATACAGTCGGTCTTGATCACGCCCGGAAACTCGGCCGGATCGACAGTGCGCAGGCCCCGGCCCACCATCTGGATCATGGTCGATTTGTAGGAGGACGGGCGCAGCAGCACGACGCAGGAGGTGGGCGGATGGTCCCAGCCTTCCGTGAGCACCGCCACGTTTGTGATGACGCGGATTTCACCGGCGGCAAAGGCGGCAAGGATATTGCGCCGTTCCTCTCCGGGCAGATCGCCATGGATCAGGCCAGTCGGAATGCCGGCCGCGTTAAAGGCTTCGGCCACATGGGCTGCATGGGCAACAGTAGAGCAGAACACAACTGTCGCGCGGCCTGCCGCCTTTTCCTGCCAGTGGCGGATCACTTCATCGGTAATCGGCGCGCGGTCCATGATCTCGGCCACTTCCGCCATGTCAAAGTCTGACACGGTCTTGCGCACGGCCCGCAGCTTTTCCTGCACACCCACATCGATGACAAAGGTACGGGGCGGCACA